GCAAGAGATAATTATTATCTTAGTTATCTCTTACATCTACTTAGGAGTGCTGAAGTGTATAAAGATTTAAATATTCCTGTTGACGATTTTACTCTTGCGATGGAAGAGATGATTCAACATCAAGTTCTTGTTGACACTTGCGATTTGATTTATCGTTATGGATTACATCGAGTGCTGACTTCTCTTGCAGACTACTGCGCTGACAACAAGGAGTCATATGCGCTATCATTGATGGCAGATTTCTACAAGGAGAATGAGCGTGCCATTTGTCAAGACGCACCAACCATGCAGTGACTGTGGCTCAAGCGATGGGCTGTCATACAACGATGACGGTTCATCCTTTTGCTTTGTCTGCGAGGCATACACAGGCTCACAGAGCGACGATTACACACCAACCCATAGGGAGGTACAGGTGGAAGCTAAACAACTGACTGATACTCAACTGTCTAAGTTCCAAGACGCAGGGTATCGTACAATTATTGACCGTGGTATCAGTAGCGATACCGCCAAGGCATACAAGTGCTCTGTCGCTGACGGCACTACATTCTTTGGCTACTGTAATGCGAGTGGTCAACTCGTGGCACAGAAGGAACGTGCAGAGGACAAGCAGTTCTCAATCGCAGGTGACTGGAAGAGTGCTGTGCTGTACGGACAGAATCTATTCAGCAAGGGTGGTAAGTACGTCACCATTGTTGAGGGAGAGTTCGATGCGATGGCGGCATACCAAATGCTAGGGTCTAAGTATCCGGTGGTTTCGGTACGGAACGGTGCGGCCTCTGCCGCCAAAGACATCCGCGCTCAGTATGAGTGGTTAGATTCCTTTGACAACGTCGTGATCTGCTTTGACGGTGACGATGCAGGCAAGCGTGCGGCATCACAGGCGGCAGAGATCTTTGGTAGTAAAGCCAAAGTCTTTATGCACCTCGATGGTATGAAGGATGCGTGCGACTATCTTCAGAACAAGAAGATGAAGGAGTTCACTGACAAGTGGTGGTCTTCTGAACAGCACGTACCTGATGGTATTGTTGCGGGTGGTACTCTGCTTGAGGAGGTAATGAAACCTGTTGCCCCATCGGACTGTGATTACCCATTCGCAGGGTTAACCAAGTTAACCTATGGTGTACGTAAGGGTGAGCTAGTGACTATCACTGCAGGATCTGGACTAGGTAAGTCACAGTTTGTGCGAGAGATTGTATGGCACATCTTGAATAAGACAGAGGACAACGTAGGTCTGATGTTCTTAGAGGAGTCAGTGCGGAAGTCTGCGCTGTCTATCATGTCGCTTGCGGCAAATCAACCACTGCATCTACCAGACTCAGATGCCACTGAAGAGGAGAAGCGTGATGCTTTTAGCAAAACTCTTGGGACTGATCGCATATATCTCTTTGACCATTTCGGTAGCACTAGCGTCGATAACATTATTAATCGTGTCCGATATCTTGCTAAAGGATTGGGGTGTAGTTATATATTTCTCGATCATATTAGTATCGTGGTGTCTGCTCAAGCCAGTGGTGACGAACGTAAAGCGATAGATGAGATCATGACCAAGCTCCGGATGTTGGTGCAAGAGACAGGTATATGTCTTATCTGTGTCTCACACCTCAAGCGTCCTGAAGGTAAGGGACATGAGGAAGGGACAGCTACATCACTGGCACAGTTGCGTGGCTCTGGTTCTATCGCACAGCTATCTGACATGGTGATTGGTCTGGAGCGTAACGGTCAGGCTGAGGATATCACTGAGCGTAATACCACTCGCGTGCGGGTACTGAAGAATCGTTTCTGTGGTATCACTGGTCCTGCTTGTAGCTTGCTTTATACTCACGCAACAGGTAGAATGACTGAGGTAAAAGATGAGGAGTTATGATGAAGGTATTGGTACTCGACATTGAGACCAACCTTAAACACGATACGATCTGGTGTTGTGTCTGTAACGGTGAGGTTTATTTAGATGCGATTGGTTTGCAACAACTGATTGACTCTCATGACATTATCGTAGGACATAATATCATTGGGTTTGATGGCCCAGTATTGTCTCGTGTATGGGGTGTCACTATCCCACTGTCTAAGGTGCGAGATACTCTGATCATGTCACGTCTG